TGCCATTTATCTATTTCAAAAAATGTAGTTAATGAATTTATACATTTAGTTATAGTTTCTGCATTATTATAATTAGGTCTAACTATTATTTCAAAATTTACTCCTATATTAATAATATAAGCATCTTTTATTTTAATAGAATCATTTATCATTCTATACTCCGATAGATATGTTTGTAAATTTCTTTTTAAGATGTCAGATGCTGTTCTTAATTTTTTATTTATATCATAAGTTAAAATATATAAATCTAAAACAGATGGTAAAGTACCAGCTTCATACTCACCTACTTTACAAGGTTGAACATGAGCTTTAGCAACTACTCCTAAATTAGAAGGCATTGATAAAGATCGAACTAAATAATCTTGTGGAGTAACAGTTCTTAATTGGTTTTGAAAATTACCTAGTGAATTTTGTCTTATTTCTTCTACAGTATCCCCATCCATTCCACCATCTGCTGCCTTAACATTGTTAGAGGCTATTGATTTAAATATTTGATTTGCTAATGTTGTATTTGATAAATCTGGATTGATAAATTTTATATTTGTGTCATCTACTGCTGTTAATACTCCAGCTTCTACATTTGCTGATGCTCCTCCCCCAACTAAATACCTTACAGTTAAAGTTGTATTATAAGGAGCAATACCATAAGTGTTAGTATAAACAAAATTTAATGGAGAAAATGCTGTTGTTAATTTAGTTTTTTCAAAAGGTAATCCTAAACCAACATTGTCTGGGTTTGGGACTATTTCTTCATCTATATTTCTAGTACTACCAGCCCCAAATTGAAGTTGTAATGTATTTTCATTTAAAAATCTTGTAACAAATCTTCTTTGTACTGATTTTAATTCTAATAAATAAGGTACTTCTGTATCTATTGAGTAGTTAGGATCGTTTGTGTTTGTGTTTCTAATTGAATTAAATACGTTTTCTTGCGCTAAATTAGGAACTTCATACCAGACATTGCCATTACTATCAATTACATCTAATACACCTATAATATTCCCAGCCTTAAGATCTCTAGTATCGAATTTTTTAGAAGCGTTAAATACAAAATTCTGTGACCTAACAGTAGCAGATATTGCTTTTCTTTTCTTTTTTAATAAAAAATAGGTAGGATTGACTCCTGATATTTGATATATTGATTCTTCAGTTAAATCTAATGAACTTGATGATTGGAAATCTACTGCATCTTCTATTATAAAATTCATTGAAGAATCTACATTTGAAGATATTTGTGTATTTTCTGGAATTACTACAGCATAATCATAATCAGGTACATAAACACTTGCACTTAATTTTGAAGGTACTTGTTGGTAAAAGTCTAATTCTACAGATGCTACAGTTGTTACTTTAGGGACATACCCCATAGAGTAAGCTAAAGAATATAAATTTGTAGTTTGTCTTGCTTTTTGTATAAAAGTTTCTTGGATTTGGTTATCTAAATAAAAAGATAACACATCCCCTACATACGCAGACATTTCCATAAATAACATTCCAGTTGATGTTTCTGAAAAATCATTATAAGTATTTGGGAAATATGTTTTAGAATATTGTATTAAATTTTCCCTTAGAGTACTAAAATCTCTATTTATATATCGTATGTCTCTATTTAATTTACTCATTATTGTAGTAATATATTAATTTCATCATCTACCCCAAAATTTACAATTTGATATACTAATGTAAAATTAACTGTGTTTTCATCTGGTAGATTGTTAAATTTAATTTCTTTAATCATTACATTAGGGAAATAAAGTGTTATATCATCTTGGATTGTATTTTTTAAATCATCATTTGATATATCTTGCATATTTTCAAATAATAAATTTCTTAAATCAGCTCCAAAACTTGGCTTAAATACTCTTTCTCCTTTATTAGTTAATAAATAATTAACCATATTTGCTTTAATTTGATCTCTAGTATAATATGTGGGTACAAAAACAGCATCTCCATTTAAGGGGAAACCAAAACCAATAGCTCTACTTTTTTGTAGATCTATAGGCCATTTATTTTGTATAATTCTTGCCATTATTTATTATTCATTAATCCCATTATTTGAGACATATCTACTTCTCCTGCTGGTAATGTTCCATTAGCTACATCCATTCCTGCTTGAGGTTGAAATGATTGGACATTACTACTATTTAAAGCCATATTTGTATCCCCTAATATATTTTTATATGCTGTTCTTTTATCTTCAACTGACATTACAGGTTGCGGTGGAGTTGGTGGGGTATAATTTTCAACTACAGGTGCAACTGGTACTTGTGATATAACTTTTGGAGTTTTAACAGCTTCCAGTAAAATTTCCTTCAATTCTTCTTGAATCGCTTCCTTTACTGCTTCTTTAATAATTGTTTTTAATGCTGATGTCTTCATTTTATTTATAAATATTAGTTATTTTAATTTTTTACAGTTGGGTGTTTGAAGATGTGTCATTGTTTAATATAACAGTATTATTTCCTGCACTTCCTCCACTACCTACTCCCCCAACAGTGCCTCCAATACTAACGGCTGATACTGCAAAATTAGCTTGATTACCTACATCTTGGAAATTATTAATTATAGCTAATGTATAATTCCATATGCCTGTTTCTGCTAATATAGTAATTGGGGCTGTTATAGATTGATTTCTTTGGGCAAATGATTCTCTACTTAATTGAGAATTCATAGGTTTATTTCCTTTTTGGAAAGTAATTAAACTATTAGTAAAACTATCCTGATCAGTTCCACCTAAAGTATTCATAGTTATTACTACTGGTTCATTTATTGATATAGTTCCTTGAACTTGATTTCCAGTATTTCTGTCTAAAGGTTGGACTACAACGGGTCCATTTACTACCCAACCTGGAGGAAGTGGATCTGAACCTACTCCTACAGCTGTTTGACTACCATCACTATTACCAGCTCCTGCTATTTCATCATCCCTTGGAATTTCTGCTTCTTGAATTACTGCTCTACCCATAACTCCTAACATATAAAGATCAATAGCATATTTCATTTCTTCAAATAAAACTTGAGTTGATGAACTATATGAATATCTCCCCTGTGGTTCATTTTCAGGAGCATTATATATTATTACTACCCCTAATACCTGTGTCATTAGATTTGAACCACCATCAACCCCTCCTCTTCTTTTGAATATAAAATTTGGATCTTTTGCAAAATCTCTAGTTGCTGAAATCCTTCTTGATGGAAATGAAAATTCATTATCTGGATTTGATTCTAATGTTAATCTAAACCCATTATAATATACACCTGGTGAGGCATTAGCTTGTAAAGCTGCAGCAAGCGCTGCATCAGAAGATACATTAATATCTATTGAAGAATTATCTCCAGACGCTGCCACAGAATCAATAATGGTTTGGGAAATTGATGTTGCAACTACATNTATTGTTGTTTGTTCTAAAACAGGGCATTGATCCCCAACTTGGGCTACAGTTTGAACAATTTGAGTTGTTGTTATAACAGGTTGGATTATATTATCTAAAGCATTTAACTTATTTATAATAGAACTTATCATATTAAGAACAGCTCTAGTTAATATTGGGACTGATTTAGTAACTCCTTTTCCCATTGTTAATAATTTATCTAATTGATCTAATGAATCTGATAATATAGTCAATACATTTATAGGTACACCAATACCTCCTACTTGAGGAGGAATAATTGCAGTAGGGACTGGAATTGCTTTTATTACTTGGATTGCTACCTTAACTGTAGAAATTATATTATCTAAAGTTGAAGCGGTTGTTGCTAATACTGTTAATGGGGTTTTAATAGTTTGAAGTGCTGTTTGTATTTTGTTTTTATTCTCAATAATATTATTAAGATTTATTAAAGTATTTTCTACTTCTTTTATAGCATTTGCTTTTTGTATTTCAGTTAAGGGAGGAATACTACAAATAGATTCAGGTGTTAAAAGCTGTCCTTCATTATCTATATTTCCCTCTAATAATTGTTCTAAATTAAAAGGAAGTACAGAAGGATCTATTCCTGCTTTTTCAATAACTTTAACACCTTGTGCTTTTAATTTCTCTTCCATTAAAGAAAGAGAAGTTTCTAGCTTACCAGTATCTTTAGCTACTTTAACTACTTGTTTTATTATTACTCTTTCTAACCCCATTATTTACTTTTACTAATTTTAGATTTATATTGGGCTATTTGACCTATCATTTTTTGAGCGGATTGTTGTACTTGTACTGCTGGTACAGGTATTGAAGCATTTATAGCATATGGGGGTCCTGATCCTATAGGAGTTTGTAAAGCTGCTGTTAATGAAATCATTTTTGTTAATAAATCTTGAAAGTCAGCTAAGAATTTATCACCTAAAATAATAGGTTCAGTAGCATATTTATCCCCTAATAATACTTTATCTGATTTTACTATAGTTTCAGGTGAGTCTATATTAACACTTTCTAAAGAATTTAAATTAATTGTACTAAATGAACTTAATAAAATTGAATCATTTTTAGAATTAAATAATAATCTTCCAGAAGTAAGGATAACTTGCTCTCCTGTAAATTTATCTGTAGATGTTGGAGGATTAAAATATGAATTATAACTTTTACTTGCTACTTCAATAGGAATAGCTTGTGTTGAAGTTAAATATATACTAGATTTATCTGTATTAATATCTTCTACTTGTGGTACCCATGGATCTGTATCTTCTTCATGTTGACCATTTTTTAATATTATTATAGGATCTCCATCTGCTCCATCACGAGACCAAGGATTTGGTATTTTTGGATTTAATATTGTTGAACCTAATCTAATAGTATTTCCCCACCTACCTTGAAATATATTATCTCCTTCATAGGGAAGAAGATTTCTAATACTTAATTTTTCTTGAAAAGTATCACCTAAATCAATTTCAGTTCCGCCATCCGTTACTCTTCTTACTGCTCCAGCTTCTGTTTGCTCATAATCCTGCTGTTGGGACATAGGTAATGTTATTCCCGTAATAGGATCTGGTATGGCATTATGGTGTACACTATTCCATATATTAATAGGTTGAAAATAATAATATCCTACTTCATTTACATTTTCTTGAACATTACTATTAGGTAATGACATTAAATATACAATTTCATTTTCTAATGGAACTATAGATTGATTTGGAAATAAAGGTCTTGCAAAGTTATCCGATGAAAATTGAGGGGATGCATTTGGTTTATTTAATTTATCAAAAAATATACACCCTATAGAACTCCATTCTCCAAAATCTTTAAAGGCTTGTGCATTTGTTTGATCATCCAACATAACAGCCATAACTCTTCCAGAAAACACCCCTGCAGCACCTGCTCCAGATGATGATTTAGATCCTTGGTTTGCTAAAGATGTTGTTGGTCTAATAGCCATTATTTATCTTTTTTAACTTGCAACTTTTCCATTTCAGCCATTAATTGATCTTTTTCTTCATCTGTTATCCCAAAGCCTCCGTCTTCACTTTCTGTGTTAACTGCTCTTTGTATAATAGTAGCCATTTTGATTAAAGCATCATCATTTTTAACACCGATTTCCATATACTCTTTAATTAAAGGTACAATAAGAGTAGCATCTCCTATTTCTTGTACTAATGGTTTTAATTCAGATATTAATGCTGTTACTTGCTCTGATTTTTTTCGTTGGTTATTATAGATTTCTTCTAAAATGTCAGAAAACTTTTTATCACCAAATATTATTGAGTCTAATTGTCCCATATTTTTTGGTTATAAATATAAAAAAATTATACTTTTGAGGGAGGATAGTAACCATGTTCTAGATATACTAAATATTTTTCCTTAAATATTTTATATAAAACATTAGCTATTTTAGTAATTTTAGGAGTTTTAACATCAACCATTTCCCTTATGTAGATATATAATGCTTTTTTATTAAATATATCTATATTATCTCTTTTTCTAAATAATTCTAAAATTGCATCTGCTATTTGGGCATCATTCCCTTTAGGAAAAATAGTGTATATTCTGTCAGTACAATCTTTAACAAAATAATCTATAAAAATTGAAAGCTTATCTTCATATTTATAACCTTTCATAGCTAAATCATCATGTTCAGATTCTTTTTCTGTAAATGCTGATATGCCTTCTTCCATTTTTGGAGAAGTTATAAATCCTGGTTGTAGTTGGTCTAAATTTGAGTAGTTATTAATATCATTTATTTGTATATTTTGAATTTTTTTACCGTAATTTTTGGTATTATATACAATTAACCAACGTTTTACTATGGTTCCAAAATATGAATAAGCTTTGGCCCCATTATCGGGGTTAAATAAATGAATCTTACTCAATAAGAATACCATAAGTTCATGTTGAAGATCTTCTAAATTATCTACTTCAGTATAGTAAAATTTAAAAGTATGAATTATATTTTGAGTTAGTTTGTAAAAAGGCCAATGAATGTGGTCTTGGTATAAATCACTTCTTTCTTCTTTAT